CAGCGATAAAGGTTTTTATGATGGGGTACACCGCAAAAGCAGTGGTGAAGATGCGAGATGGGGTATGAGTCTGTACTACCTGGGTGAAGATCAGGGTGAGGGTGACGCGGCCATAAATTCTGGTATTTACTTCGCTCGTGAGATGGGGATCCTGCCAGAGGGTGAGATCACGGCCCAAGACCTACCAGAGATTCTGGAGAGGTTCAAGGGATACACAGCCACACAGCCTGGAAGAACGGAGTTCGACTTAGAAAAACTCAAGGAGTGGAAGCCTGATGGAAGAAAGATTGTTAAGATCGGAAAGGATGGGAAGGTCATTCTAACCAAGTATGGTCAGAAGTGGATGCAGGATGACGAGAATAAGTTGCGGTTCAGGGAAAGAACCATGACCAAGGGTGAGGGTAAAGAGGCCAGGCTGGACAATCGTTACATGAGGATGCTGGAAGATATTATTACTGATGCCGCTAACCAACAGGGTATTTTCGATCCAACCAACATGAACCCCTCCATTGCTCGTGAAGGATATGAACGAAGCCTTAATTCTGGATACACGAAAGACTACAAGCGACGAAGTCCCGACCACCCAGCCAATAGATTCAGTAGTGGAAAGATGCCGATTGATTTGTTATTGGACATCCTTAATACTGGCGGGGGGCGTAGTAAATCATACAGAGAGCGGTCAGCCGAGATGGACTTGTTGAGAGGCAAGAGTGAAAGAGCAAGGAAAGAATATGACATAATTATGGAACAAATCTACGGTCGGCCTATAGTGACCCCACCTATATCTTTTAGTAAAGGAGGCAGGGTCAGTAATAATTAATATATTTGCACTATGGCAACACTAACAGTAACAATAAAAGAAGAGGTCGTACTGAACGGCAACGAGCACGGGTCTGAGAATATCATTGACATAGGTAATGTCGATAGTATGTTTGAGAGGCTTATAGACTGCACTGTAACAGAGGTGCCTCTGTTGTCTTTTGGGAGTACAGTAACTGGAGATACATTTGTTGACGATACTGTGAAGTACCTTCGAATTACAAATCTTGACGATACTAACTATGTTACACTTAGAGTACTTGGTGCAAGCAAAGAGTATTTCGTCGTTTTAGAACCTAAGAACTCATATGTGCTATTCAATGATGACATGGACGCCAACGCCACTGGATCTCAAACTGCATCTATCTCTTTCATTGATGAAATCAAAGCGGCAGCAAACACCGCTACATGTCAACTATCAATATTCGCAGCAGCATGAAGATAAAAAAACCCAAATACAATAAGGGCGGTAAGTTCCCTGACCTGACTGGTGACGGAAAGGTCACTAAAGCAGATATACTGAAAGGTCGTGGGGTTGGTATGAAAAAGAAGAAAAAGTAACACCAACACTTGCAAATGGGAAGTAAAGGATACTTTAATCCTAGAAAAAAAAGATTTTATGAAACTATCAAAAAATTTATCTCTCAGAGAAGCAACAAAAAGCACTACGGCTCTTCGCCACGGGATAGACAACACCCCCGACGAATACGTAATATCAAACCTGGAGACGATAGCTGAACGCATATTCCAGCCTATGCGAGATCACTTTGGGGTACCTATTGCAGTTAGCTCTGGGTATAGATGTAAAGAATTGAACACTAAGATTGGGGGGAGCCCCACTTCGCAGCATATGGTTGGGGAGGCTTTAGATCTTGATGCCCATGTATATGGAAAGATCACCAACGCCGACATATTTAAGTACATATATACTCATCTGGACTATGATCAACTCATTTGGGAGTTTGGGGATGACAAAGAGCCAGCATGGATACATGTGTCTTACAAAAAGCACGGAGAAAACAGAAACAGAACATTGAAAGCCGTCAAAGAAGACGGTAAAACCACTTATATATATATGAAATGAGACTATCATCGTCATCAGCCCAAACAGCTGCATCAGCAAAAATAGAAATCAAACCACCTGCTCTAAACGGAGTTTTAGGGACGGGTGGAACAGACACCACATATGGTACGAATGGTGAAATACCTGGTGGGACTCCAGAAAGCGGATTGTCCGACTACATATTCACTTTGGAAAGCAGTGGTGGTGGTGCTTACAGTGACCCTAATGTATATACAGATAAATCTAACGTGTGGGTTACTAACCATACAAACGTAGCCTCTGGGAGCACACCTACGTTTAGCTGGACTCCAGATGTTGCAGATATAGATGATTTCTATTCAGCAAATGAGATGCTGATTAATGGTAATGATATATACATAATTTATAGATGGGGAAGCTATAATAAAAACAACCTTGGAAATGATGCCTGGAATCAATATCTAAAAAACACTATTGATCCAGACACTGGTGAGCCTTTCGGTGAGTGGCCCCTTAGAGATGGAAACCCTGGTCCGAGTATAACAGATTTATATGACCCCGTAACTGGCCTTGCTCATATATACGGAACTGGGTACCTAACTTCTTCTCATATATTGGTTAAGTTTACTAATTGCGTAGTTGACGAGGTCGCTCAAGATATAACCTACGATTCTTTTGAGAAAAAAATACTCTATGGGGTGCAGCATCTTCACGGAAATGCTAGGACCAGTGATAAGTGGATTTTGTCTGAGAGAACGGAAACGTGGGGTAAGCCTGCTTCTTCTTATGGTGTTGACCAGATGATTGTTGTGGTTGATCTAAACAAGCCTATTTCAGAAACCAAGATATTTAACTATAGCAATCTATTTAAAGACGCGGTAGGGACTAGAATTATAGGGACCACTATCCCTATGTTTGACCATGTGACAAGAAGAGCGTTCCTGCTCTCCAGTACTCCAACCGATGTCAAAAGATCTTTAATTACTCGTAATGAGCACGGAGTCTTAAACCCTATAATTGATAGCTCAGATCAAATTACAGCCACGGGTTCATACGTTTACATTATGGGATACGACGCTAATTTTCCTAATTGGGCGAATCAAATTACCCCAAGTGGGTATTTTAATACTATAGACAGTCTAATTTGGTATAATAACGCTAAAAATGGTCAACCTTTTAAAAACGTAACGATTCCAGAAGAGTACATTGATTTTTATACAAGCGAGTATAACGGTTGGAGTCGGGCCCTTTTGAGGGTAAACTTAGATAGCGGACAGGTAGAAACTGTTCATCACACTCTTCATAAGAAAGGATCGGGGCTCGTACATCCGTTTTCCTATGATAAGTACATATTTACAATCACAATGGATCTTGGTGGTATTATGATTCATAGGTATGATTTAGAATCTGGAAGTCTTACAGTTAAGTTTCTTTGTGTTTATGAGAGTGGTCATTATAAGAATGATCAGTTTGTTACATTTAATGAGTCTGTTGACCTTGTTTCTATGTTGAATAATATTTCTGTTTCAAACATAAGTGTTTCTGCAGATAACGTGTATTCAACCCTATCACCAATATTTGGTATCATATCCGACACAAGAAGCGCAACAGACGACTTCCCTGATGGAAATAGAGCTAACATCTCCTCTCTCAAACCCCATTCCGCTGGTACAGACGGAGAGTTTATTTACGTACATTTTACTTCTATACCTCAAGTAATGAAGTTTAATTATAGCGATCTGTCATTTCACTCTTACACTGATACGGGTGCTACTGGGTCCCCAACAGACGATTATGTACAAATAGGAGATTATATTTTTGTTGGTAACGAAACGACAACACCATACAGTCTCAATTATTACCACAAAGACAACATAACCTCTGACAATGGTCAAATAACAACCATGACCCACGGTCCTTTTGGAGTCTTTCACTCAGACTTCAAGTTTTAAAGTATATATTTGCAAAAAATAAATCATGATTGATTCAACTATTATTGACACTGTCGTAGCCGTAGCAGACACTGTTGCAACTATTGACCCTGTATTGACTGATGAAGTTGCAGAGGGTGGATATACTGTAGCTTCCTTTATAGCAGAGTTCTGGTCTGAACTCGTTCTCGGCGTCCTGGCTTTTGTTAAGATTATTGTGAATCTCACCCCCACCGAAAACGACAATAAGGTATTCGGTTGGCTTGATTCACTGATAAACTTGATTATTGCCGATCGGAAGAAGAGCTAAGAGATCGGTAAAATCTCTGTACCATAAGTCTAGCCTTTTGGGTTAGGGCATACCTTACCCTGTAATTGAACTTTGTTTCTTCCCTAAAAAGGTGGTCTTCGTATGTCTGCGAAGGAGTAAGTTTATCGAAGTATTTGTGTATATACCCTTCTTTTACCAAAGGATATACAATCCTATCGGCTAGATGGTCTTTATTCATCCCGTACTCTTTAGAAGCGTAATCCAGGGTAAAGAACTCCAGGTCGTAAGCCCATAGCATAAAATACATCTCCTTTTGAAAGAGATCGTATTTAGATTGAAAGTCTAAAAGTGTGGACCTTATGTCTTTAAGGTGGTTTTGAGATATGTCCTTTTGACGTAATTTTGATACGTCACGAAACATTTTTGACTTATTTTTCATGCAATGACGAAATCTGAATTTTTAATTGAACTCTCTGAAATAGCTTCTCAAATAGACGACCTTTTCGAAAGGTACGGCAAAAGAGAGGAGATTATATCTATCATGCTCACAGGGACCGTTGAAGAGTCCGAAGATGGTGAAAAACACATACGCGCTGTGTATGGGTATAACATATACAGCGAAGAAGAGCTTGATGAAATACTTTCTTTCATAAAGGACACTTACAGTAATCCAGGTTTGGATGCGGAGCTAGGGGATTTTGATGTATTTCTAAACTAATGGACGGTCTTATAAGAAAAATCATCATAGGGCAAAACCCTAAAGACGCCATGGCGTACTACGTGGGTATGAAGGCTGGTAGGGGTGAAGTGAGTGCCATAGTATTTGACGAGCCTGCGCTTTATCACCATTCAGTAAAGAGATACAACGTATACATACAAACTGATGATGGTCAGATGATGTGGAAATGCGTAGAAGATATGCCAGTTATAGTTGAATTTGATCTTAATTTCTAATGAAAACATTTGATTTGTTTGTTGTTGAGCTGGAAAAAACCATCAACGACACAATAAAAACCGATTCGGGGCTCGAACTGTATATAGACACTAAGTTCAATGAGTTTGAGCACAGAGTTACTGAAGGCCCAGTGGTTGCTGTTCCTTTCAAGTACAACACTGGTGTAAATCCAGGGGATACTCTTTACTTTCATCACCTTGTAGTCATGAATGACGGACAAGGCCTTACAGGTTTTGAAAACCACTACCTGGTTAGGTACAACCCAGAGCACACTGTAAACAACCAGGCTATAGCGTATAAGAACAGTGAGGGCGATATAAACCTTATAGGAGGGTGGACGCTACTAAAGCCAGTTGAGGACAAAGAAGACGTAGGTGAGGCCTTTATAGAGCTTGTTTCTTTAGAAGAGTCAGACAAACTGAAAGGCGAACTAGCTTTTGAAAGTGAATACACCGATGAGCTTGGTATATCTAAGGGGGATATAGTTGGTTTTAAGAAGAATATGGACTACAGAATCACAATAGACGGTCAGGAGTACTATAGGGTTCGATCAGAAGACTTGCTTTATGCCGAGATCTAAGTTTACAACCCTGGAGGCTGCCGTTAGGCTCATGGAGAGCATGGAGACGGCTATAGACAACATGATAGAAGAAATAAAAAAGCCAGTAGATACTGAGCTCAGTGGTGCTGGTCGGAAAGCTGAGCTTTCATCTATCAAACAAACTGCACTTGATTGTAAGGAGCTTCTCATAGAAAGACAGAGGCTTGAACAAATGACAAAAGATCTAAAAAATGACGGAGAAATCAAACAAGAAAAAGACTACTCTGGAGGATTTGCAGAAAGGTTTTCAAAATAACAATCATATTTATTTTAACGATGAGTGGAATGGTGAATACGAAGACAGCTACACTGGACGAACTAGCGATAGCGGTTATAGCGTGGGCTGACGAAAGAGACCTTACTCATTCAGATAACGCCTTTAGGCAGATACTGAAGGTGATGGAGGAGGTCGGCGAGCTGTCTGGTGCCCTAGCAAAGCATCGAGAAGACGACGTCAAAGACGCTATAGGTGACGTACTCGTAACAATTATTATCTTAGCAGTTCAACTCGGTTATAGTAGCACGGAATGTCTTGCGTTGGCTTACAACGAGATAGCAGAGAGAAAGGGTAAGACCGTAGATGGAGTATTTATAAAAGATGAGAGTTAAGAGAAACTACAGAAAAGAATACGATAAGTTCCAGTCTTCTGAGGAGCAAAAGAAGAGGCGTGCTAAAAGAAACAAAGATCGCAGAGAGGCAGAAAAGAAGGGTAAGGTAAAGAAGGGGGACGGGAAGGACATACATCACGCCGCTAACGGCGCTAAAATCATAATGCCTGCATCAAAAAACAGAGGAATAGCCGAGAAGAGTCGAATACAAGGATCAAAGAGAAAGTAAACTCTCGGCGAGTATCTCCTCAAGCTTATACCTTGTAGAAAGAGTAATCGGTTACATGCGGGTTCAATCCCCGCCTCGCCGACAAATTAAATAAAATGGCAAAAGTAGATTCCACATACGAAAAGAGAAACAAAGTTTCTAGACCTGGCATTCATGCCAAAACGAAAACCTCATCCAACAAAAGATCTAAGAATTACAAAAAGATCTATAAGGGTCAAGGGAGGTGATATGGATGAAAATGTTATCAAGATTGACCCTAACGGCACAGAGGGCGAAGTTATCGAACTCGGTGGAATACATATTTGCCTACCAAAGAAACCCCCCAAAAAAGAAATCCTCTTCCACGACAAGCCGAAGGCTATGCAACTGTGGGAAAGGTCACATATGCCAGAGGAGCTGCGTAGGGTTCGCTCTATGGATGAGTGGGCAGAGATGCCAAGGGAGTTCCGTGAACGTTTCAGTCCATATATCGAGAATGAGTTTAGGCGTAGACGTGACGGCGTTTGGTTTTATAACAACGGTGTCCCTACGTACATTACAGGCAGGCACTATATGGCCTTACAATGGACGAAGTTTGATGTAGGATATCCAAACTATCTGAGCTTTCAGAGGGATATATTTTTGCATATGGCAGCATGCGAAGCTGATTCTAATTGCATAGGTCAGATATACACAAAGTGTAGAAGATCTGGATACACTAATATATGCGCTTCAGTACTGGTTGATGAGGCGACACAAGTGAAAGAAAAGCTGCTGGGTATACAGAGTAAAACTGGTAAAGATGCCCAGGAAAACATATTTATGAAGAAGGTAGTCAATATGTTTAGGAACTACCCTTTTTTCTTCAAGCCTATACAGGATGGAACTACAAACCCCAGGATGGAGCTTGCTTTTAGAGAACCTTCTAAAAAGATCACTAAAAAGAATAAGACAGCACAGGTTGGCGATGCACTAAACACGGTAATAAATTGGAAAAACACTACTAATAACGCATACGACGGTGAGAAGCTTCACTTGTTGTATCTAGACGAAGCAGGAAAATGGGAAAAACCTACAGACATAAGGGACGCCTGGAGGATTCAGAGGACATGTTTGATCGTGGGCCGAAAAATAATAGGAAAGGCTCTAGTCGGAAGCACCGTAAATCCAATGGACAAAGGTGGAAAGGAATACAAGGACCTTTGGGAGGATTCGGATCCGATGGAGAGGAATTCGAATGGGAGGACTAGATCTGGACTTTACAGGCTTTTTATACCAGCTCAAAACTCTCTAGAAGGGTTTTTTGATAAATACGGGAATCCAATAATAAACAACCCAGATAAGCCTGTAGAAGGTATTGATGGGGATGATATAGTTATTGGTGCTAAGACATACCTAAAGAACGAGAGGGAGTCATTTAAACAACAGCCATCTGAGCTTAATGAGGTCATAAGGCAGTTCCCTTTTACTACGGATGAAGCTTTTAGGGATAGTATTGAAGGTAGCTTGTTTAATATCGGTCAGATATATGAGCAAATAGATTTCAATGACAATCTCTTCCCAAACCCTGTAGTACAGGGGAATTTTGTCTGGCGAGACGGTCAAAAAGATACAGAAGTTATATTCAAACCAGATAAAACTGGTAGATTTTATGTGTCATGGCTACCACCTAAAAACCTTAGGAATAACAAAAAAGAATCCTATGGGAAGTTGATACCACCAAATGATTTGATTGGATGTGGGGGCGTAGACAGCTATGATATTGATGCTACTGTTGACGGGAGGGGATCTAAAGGTGCTTTGCATATGTACAATAAGTTTCATATGGAGCACCCTTCTAATATGTTTGTTTTAGAGTACGCTTCTCGTCCTCCTTTAGCTAAGATATTCTACGAGGATGTACTTATGGCTGCGTTTTTTTATGGGTATCCTTTGTTGATAGAGAACAACAAATACGGTATAGCTAGGTACTTTGAGGAAAGGGGATATGATGGGTACCTGTTGGACAGACCAGATCATTTGAAAGTTCCTGGATCGACATCTAACGTAAGAACCAAGGGCGTACCCTCTAACTCAGCAGATGTAATACACTCTCACGCCCAGTCTATAGAGGCATACATACACAATCACGTAGGTATAAACAGAGAGACTGGTGATAATGGTAAGATGTATTTCAATAGAACTTTAGAGGACTGGATTGGATTTAAAATTACAGACCGCACAAAGTACGACTTGACTATATCATCTGGACTCGCTTTACTTGCTGCTCAAAAAGCAAAACCAAAAGAAGCCACTAACTTCTCAGAAAAGAAGTTCTTTAGAAGATATAAACCTATAAACAGAGTTTAATATATTTGCATTTCATAGGAAATAGTATGGCAAATAAAAATTCTTCTAGTTTTCCCGATCCTTTGCTCCCCAGGGAGAAAAAAGAAATGAAGGAATATGGACTGAAGTACGCTAAGGCTATACAGTCTCAATGGGGGAATGGAAGCGACTATAATTCGCTTTTCAGAAAGAGAAGAAAGATATTCGACAGAAACAGAGACTATGCCAACGGAACTCAAGACACAACGGTATATAAGCAGATTCTTACATCTCTTGATCCTAACAATGGTGACGGGAGTCTTGTTAATCTTGATTTTACCCCTGTACCTATTCTATCGAAGTTTGCTAGGATTGTTGTCAATAAGATCCTATCTAGGGATCCATACCCAAACCTCGAAGCGGTGGATCCGCTTTCTTCTTCGGAAAAGAACAAACAGAAAAGAAGAGTAAACCTTCAAGTACAAGCAAAAGAGCAGCTAAAAAAACTAAAGGAGCAACACGGTATGGTGCTGGATATGGATCCAGACCAGATGCCAGAAAGCCTAGAAGAAGCAGAGATTCTGTTTGACACCAACATAAAAACGGATGCAGAAGTAGCCGCTCAGATAGGGACAAACATGACTCTTGAGTGGTGCAACTTCAACGACTCTACTTACAGAAGGTGCGTAAATGATATGGTTGCTCTGGGTATGGCTGTAACTAGAAGGACCAACGACCCTACTTATGGTATAAGTGTTGAGTATGTAGATCCTTGCAACTTCGTTCATAGCTATACCGAGGACCCTTCTTTTGAAGACATGATCTACGCGGGGCACGTTAAAAGAGTAACCATATCTGAACTCAAGAGACTTGCTGGCGATGAGCTTACAGAAGATGATTATAAAAAGATACAGAAACTTGCTACCAGGCATAACACCAGCGGGGGCCCATACGACTCAACGTATGACAAGATTACCGAAAAGTACAACATGGGGTACGATGAGTACATGGTTGAGATACTTGACTTTGAGTTTATGTCAACGGACACCAACTTTTTTGAAGAGAAAGAAAACCGATTCGGAAACACAAACTTCTATGACAAAGGGAGCTCCTACAAAGAGAAGACAAACAGTGTGTTTTCAAGAACCCCGCACAAGCTAGAAGTCATGAATGTATATAGCGGAACCTATATAATGGGATCCGACTATATGTTTGGATATGGGCTGAAGTCCAATATGCCAAGAAACATGCATGATATAAGTAAGACAAATATGTCTTTTTCTGTTGTGTCTACTAACATGAGGAACATGATTCCTAAGTCTATGGTCGATAGCTGTGTTGGTTTTGCTGACATGCTTCAGCTTACTCACCTTAAGATCCAGCAATCTATTGCAAAAGCAAAGCCTGATGGGTTGATTATAGACATCGAAGGTCTTGAAAACGTACAACTTGGAAAGGGTGGTGAACTCCAACCACTTGATCTTCATGATATATACGAGCAGACTGGTGTATTCTATTACAGAAGTAAAAACCCTGAAGGAGGATTTCAAAACCCACCAGTAAGAGAGATAGGAAATAGCATAAGAAATATCAATGAGCTAATCGGTTTGTATAACCATTATCTCAGAATGATTAGAGACGCAACTGGAATCAACGAAGTAATGGACGCTTCATCACCTAAGAGTGAGGCTTTGGTTGGTGTTAGAGAGCAAGCTATCGCTGCTGCTAACAACGCTATATACGATATAACAAACGCCTCCTCTATGTTGTACAAGAAAGTATGCTCGGATATTGTAAAGTGCCTTCAAATACTTCCTCAGGACTCTGTTGTAAGTAGGCTTTACGAGAACGCTATAGGTAAAAAGAATGTAGAGGTTCTTAATTCTTTTAGCCGTTTGCCTATGTACAATTTCGGGGTTACAGTTCAAAAAGAAATGGAGGATGCAGAAAAAGCATATTTGGAGCAAAACATACAGATATCACTTTCTCAAAAAGAACTAGACATAGAAGATGCTATGGCGATAAGGTCTATGAAAGACATCAATCAGGCGGAGAGATTATTGGTTCTTAGAAGAAAGAAAAGAATAGCTACGAATCAGCAGATTGCACAACAGAATATCCAAGCTCAGTCTCAGGCTCAGATACAGGCTTCTCAAGCTCAAGCTCAAATGAAAGCCCAAGAGATGCAACTAGAGTCTCAACTTTCTGCTCAAGAGCTTCAGCTTAAAAATCAACTTGAGATTCAGCTTGAGTCGGTTAAGCATGAGTTTAGAAAAGAGATCGAAACCATCAAAGCTCAAGCAACGCTTGGATTCAAAGAGGACGACAAGAACTTCAGAGAAAAGCTAGAAGTTTTGAAAGAAGAAGGTAAAGATAGGAGAATAGGTATGCAGGCTGAGAATCAAGAGAAGATGATTGAGAAGAGGAATGAACCAGAGATACAGGAAGATTCTATTGATAATTTTAATGAATTTGATTGATTATATTTGCACTTATGAAGTGTAAAAAATCTTACAAGTCTGGTGGTAAAACTCCTGCATGGACACGTAAAGAAGGGAAGGACCCTTCTGGTGGTCTAAATAAAAAGGGTGTCGCTTCATATCGCCGTGCTAATCCTGGAAGTAAACTGAAAACAGCAGTAACTACAAAACCATCTAAACTTAAGAAGGGGAGTAAAGCTGCCAACAGAAGAAAGAGTTTTTGTGCTAGGATGACTGGCATGAAAAAAAGGCTTACTTCCGCTAAGACGGCTCGTGATCCAAATTCACGAATAAACAAGTCACTTAGAAAATGGAACTGCTGATGCCTGAAAACCTTACTCACTTTGAATTTCTTGTTGTTGCTGGGGGGCTAATTGGATTTTGGTTGAAACACCAATCTGATTTTACTACTATGAAAGCTAGAGTAAAAGCTCTTGAGGGTGATAACGGGGAGCTGAAAAAAAACATAGAAACCCTCTTGAAAGAGATACAAGAGATAAAACTTCTTCTTGCTAAAAACCAAATGCAATGAAGTCTGTTAAGCGTAACAAAGGCGGAAGCTTAGATATTACGCAGAAGTCGGTTTCTGTCCCTCCTCCTAGTGGGTATCACTGGATGGAGGATCGCGGGAGATATTTTCTTATGAAGGGCGATTACAAGCCACACCCAAAAGCAGTAGAGGAGGCCAAGTTTAAGCTCGTAAACCATAGTTGATGATTGGTTTAGGACTTTCTGTATATAAAAGCCAAGGGATCTCTATCGGCGGAGGTGGATCGTCGTACACTCCGCCACTTGATAGCGTTACGGCTGCTGTTGCATATAGCGTCCGCAAGCTCAACTCTACATATACGGGGGACTGTATGCTTGTTCGCCGCGTCAGCGATGGTGCTACGCAGGATATTGGTTTTGATTCAGATGGTCTAATTGACGTTGCAGCTTTGACTGCATTCTCTGGGGGTGTTGAGCTCACGGTTAAAGTTTGGTACGACCAAGCGGGTGGGGGCTTCGACCTTGAGCAGTCCAACGATGCATATTTGCCTACCATTTATGACGGCACTTCCGTTACTACAAGCACTAGCGGCAAGCCTTGCGTTCGCATTGTTCGAGTCTCGAACAACGGTCCAGGAGAGTGGTTGCAAACCGACCCCGTTAGTCTTTCTACAGCGGGTGATATGGACGTATTCCTTGTTTTTCATGGTCCTTTTGCGAGTGGTGGCGACCGTTATTTTTGGAATAGTCAAGCGGGTCCGACCACGAGCGGCGCTCGGTGGGGTATTGCGTACAACACTAATACTTATGTTCAACAGCCAGGACTAGCCGTACCTAAACAATTACTTTCCACGCCTATCCCCGACAACCTTCAGTTTATCTTGAACGCTCAGTACAACCCAAGCGGGAATATCAACACTTTGGAAGGTAACGGGGTTGAGTTTGGTACTTACACTTCAAGTACCACTTACCGCACAGACCCATACAATGTTACTTTGGGTGCACGGACGGGCGGACTTGAGGGATACAATAGTTTCGACATCTCCGAGATTATTCACCTCCCTACATATAACGCTTCTGAAAACGCAAGTCTTGGGCTCAACATCAACTCTTATTATGAGTTCACGAACTGGACACCGACCTCTGGATTCTTGGCTGACTATACTGGTGCGGCTGCTGCGTACTCTGTCAGGCAGCTAAGTAACAACGCTATCAAGTGTATGCGTGTGCGTAGGGCTGTTCCTCCTTATGACGAGCAAGACATCGGATTTACTGCGGGCGGAGACTTGGACGAGGCGTCTATCGTAGCCTTCGGGGGTTCAGATGAACTTCGGGTCTCGGCTTGGTATGACCAAAGTGGACAGTCAAACCACGCTACTCAGATTAATCCAAACTCTCAGCCTAAGATATACAACGGTACGGCTGTGATTACTGACAACGGGAAGCCTGCTCTCGACATTCGTACCCCTAATACAACCACCCCCGTAAGGCTTGATTTGTCTGTTCCTACGTTAGCACAACCCTTGACATTTGCTATTACGCAAAACATGGGAACAAATAGCCCATATCGAGCGACTATTTCAACACCAGCTAATACGTTAGCCCTGCTTAGCTATGGTGGGAATCAAATTATGTTGTCTCCAACTCAGGTTCAGGGAACTGTTGATTTAACTCAGCAAAGAGAAATAACTGCTATTTATGACAGTCCAAGTTCAAGCCTATTTGTTGATGGCAATACAATCCTTAGTAATGTAAACACAGGGACTAACGGCCTATCAAGTAACAGCTTGGTGATAGGTGGAACTCAGGCAACCCAATATTGGCTGGGAGGAGGTACTATACAAGAATACATCCTGTGGAATTCAAACCAAGACAGCGCAGGCAACCGCACAGCCATCGAGACCAACATCAACAGTTACTTCCAGATTTATCCTTAAAAATATATTATATTATGGCAAAAGTTTACCTACCCGTTGACGCTATACCTGATGGTATGACTAGTGAAGAGCATGCAGTAGCTATCAATAAAGAGTGCTGGAATCTGTATCGCCCCGCGAGCATTCAAGACCCTAACGATATTACATCTCAGTTGTTCCCAATGTCAACTAGAGAGAGCGATGGGGTCGTGGCTATAGTTGCGGAGTCTGACGAACAAGTATACATAAGCCCTGAAGTAGATCTTACAGTACTTCTAAGTATCCTACCAAACGTTACAGACGAAGAGAAGACTATGCTTACCGCATATATAGAGTCCAACAAAGGCGGTTATGTCCCGTTTTACACGCTTGTACCACCTTCTTCTGAACAGCTCACCGAAGAAGAAGCTATTGCAGCAGGATGGCCTGATCCAAATTCCGATATAGAACCATGATTGGTTTAGGGCTTTCTGTATATAAAAGTAAAATTAGCTCTACTGGAGGTGGAGGTGGATCGTCGTACACTCC